TCATCGGCACGGCCGCTTCACGGCGGTGGCAGCCCGGGCGTCCTGCGCGAGCTCGCCGAGCCAGGCCGCCAGCTCGTCGAGCAGATCGGGATGCAGCTGGTAGTACGTGTACCGGCCGGCCGGCTCGACCTCCACCACGCCGGCCTCCCGCAGCTGGCGCAGCTGGTTGGAGATCGTGGTCTGCCGGACTCCCAGCTCGTCGACGAGATGACAGGTGCAGAGCTGCTCCCTCGCCAGCGCCCGGACGATCGAGAGCCGCAGCGGGTCGGCCAAGAGCCGGAGCACCTCCGCCGCCCGAGGCGGCAACATCACGCCAGCGTGAGTGGTCACGCACGCATGATGTGTCCCGGAGGACGAACCGTCAACAACCTGCAGGGGTGGGCGCGGCTGGGATCGAACCAGCGACCACCCGCTTGTAAGGCGGTCCGGCCTCAGCAGTGTGCTGACCTGCGGTTATGCGGCTTTCTGGCGAGCGCAACGGCCCAAGTTATCGCGTCACTGATTCGGCGGCTGCCCGACGCTTGGCATCGCGCAGGTACCCATGAAAGCGCTTCCGCGCGGCCCCCGCCCGGTGACGCCGCTCCGCGAGCGGGAGGGCATTCCAGTCCTGCCGGTTCAGGTCGCGGGCGCGTTCCCTGGCATCGGCGCAGAGATCGTTAATCTCGATGATCTCGTCCAGCTCCTCCTGCTGCGACCACAGGCCGATCTCCCGGCGCCATAGCTGCGCGCCGCCCTCGAGCACCCGGTCGATTCGGTCCGGCATGGGGTCGAGCTGCCCGACGATCCAGCCCTCGGCGTCCTCCAGGTCGCGCAGGTGTGCCCGGATCCACTCGCGCTCGGCCACGGTCATGCGGCCGTTCCTACCCCGGGCGGCCCCGGGCACAAGCAGCGGTCCGCGCGCGCTACGGTCGCCCGATGACACCAGACCTTCCGCCGGCCCCTGACAGCGACCCGGACCTAGGCCAGTGCCAGGTTGAGGGCTGCACAGCCGAGGCGGACGTCGTCGCTCGTCCACCAGCTCGGCCAGAGAACGTCAACGGCTCCCCGGCGAGGATCATGCGCGCGGTTTGCCTGTGCGTTGACCACGCCGCCAGCCAGTACAAGCTCTAACCGTCGAGCGGCGGTGCTGCCCGCCTGACCCTTACGCCGACCGGCGCCGGTAGCTGTTGAGCACCATCGTCTCTGCCAGCGTCCAGCCGGCGAAGCTGCCGAGCGTCTCGTGCGAGATGCCGCCGCTCACGCCGACCGCCTGCCGGGCGAGCTGCTCGGGGTTGACGACCAACCTGGCCGTGGCCGTCAAGATCGCGGCGAGCAGGTCGCTGCTGATGGCGGCCTCGGTGAAGCCGCGGCCGCGGGTGTGATTCCGGGCGAAGGCGGCGATGACCGGCAGGTGCTCCTCGGCCAGGGTGACGAGACCCTCGTCGTCACCCCGGCCGAGAAACTGTGCGACGTCCAGACCCGTGATCCCGACCGGGTTCGGGAGCGAGTTGACGGTGCTGACCGACACGACTACGAGCCGGTGACGCCGGTGGCGATGACGACGGACTCCGGGTACAGCGGCGCGGCGTCGTAGCGGGCCTGCACCCGGATGCCGACCTGGCCGGTGTCCGCGTACCGCTCGGTGAGGACCTTGACCTCGGGCGCGATGTCGCGGGCGACGGCGTACATGGACGGCGTCCACAGCACGATCTTCGTGGTGCCGGCGCCGGTGCCCGTGGTGGGGATGCGCGGGCTCACGGTGACCGGGTAGCCCAGCAGGCGGAAGGCGCCCTGCTCCGTCACGGACGGCTGCATGAGGTAGCCGCCGCCGCTGTCTTTCGTCTTCCGCAAGCTCTGGAAGACGCCCGGCGTCATCAGCCAGCGGGCCGCGGTGGCGTCCACGTTCGCGGTGAGCAGCTTCCCGATCATGTCGTAGAGGACGTCGAAGGTGGCGGCCCCACCGACGGCCATGGTCTGGACGCCGGGCTGGTTGAGCAGCCCGCGCGGCCGGGTGCCGTCGGTGGTGGTGCCGGCGATCAGCTCGGCGTCCAGCGCCCCGGCCACGTCGTTGACCAGCCGGGCCTTGAGCACGGCGTCCAGGGCGACGATGGACTGCCGCAGCAGCTCGTCGCTGACCTTGGTGATGGTCTTCAAGCTGCACATCTGCTTCGGCAGCAGGGTCAGCTCGCCGAAGGTGACGTCGTCGTCCGGGATCGGCTGCGCCTCACAGACCCACGCGGCCCCGGTCGAGCCGGCCAGCCGCGGGATGCGGAGCGTGTTGCCGCCGGCGGTGTCGAAGATCCTCGGACCGCTGGCCAGGAAGACGGACGCGGCCTGCAACGGCTGCAACAGCAGCGCGGCGACCTGGGTCTGGGTGAGGACGCCGCCGGCGGCGGGGGTCTGGGTGTTCTCGGGCATGACGACTCCGACGTGTCGATCCGGGTGGGATCACGTCGGCGCCAGGCCGTCCGTGCAGCGGGCACCAGGCCCGGAGATCATGTTACGCGCCGCGCAGTAGCCCCACCAGCGACACACCGGCCTCGTCCTCGCGGACGCCCTGGTCGACGCTGCCGGTCGGGCGCCGGCTGGCCAGGTGCGGCTTTCGCACGAGCAGCGCGTTGACCGCTGCGCGCACCTTCGGCTCGTCGACCAGGCCGTCGTCGTCGAGTAGCTCGGCGTCGTACGGCAGGTCGGTGGCGTCGGCCAGCCGGCCGGTGGCGGCGGCGTAGGCGGTCACCAGCCGGGTCCGCAGCTCGTCGACCGGCTTCGCCTTCACCCGGTAGCCGGCGGACTCCTCGCGCAGCCGCTCGACGTACGCCCGGTCGAACATCTCCGGTTCCTGATCTTTGTCTACGATTGTGGACACTGATCCACTCTCGGACTCTTGATCTTTGTCCACCACGGTGGACACGTCCTCACTGTCGCCCATGGGCGACAGTGATCCACTCTTCTCGGTCATCGCGGGGTCCTCTCGGTCGGGATCTGGTAGCAGCTACAGCCCTTGTGGCGGGCCATGCGGGTGGACGGCGACATCACCGTGCCGTCGGCCAGCGAGGAGCAGAGCGGGCACGGCTTCGGTCCGGTGCCGCGGGTCCAGCCGGGCACCCGGCGCCGTTGCATGCCGCGTTGGAAGGTGACCTGCGCGGCGTCCAGCGGCTCGCTCCGGGCGATCCTGACCACCATCGCGCGCTCGGCTGCCGACCGCTCGGCGGCAGCGGCGCCGGGCAGCTCGAGCGAGCCGGCCCGGTCCAGCAGGGTGCCGAGCGCGGCGGCGAGGCGAGGCCGGTCGTCGGCACTCTGCAGCAGACCGAGCGCCGGCGTGAGCTTGCCGAGCTCGGCGGACAGCACCGCGGCGAGGGCCAGGTCGGCCAGGGTGGTCGCCCTGGCGTTGTGGGCGGCGATCACGGCGGCGGCCAGGTCCCGGAACTGCGCCTCGTCGAGCTGGCCGGCCTCGTACCGGGACCACAGGGCCAGCACGGCGCTCTCGCTCGAGCCGGCCAGCCGCAGCGCGCGGTCCCGGTACCGGAGGAGCACCGCGTCAGCCGCCATCGGCGGTCAGCTCATCCGCGAGCGCGGCGGCCCTCTCGGCGACCTCCCGGAAGCCCTCGGCCGCCGCCTCACGGTGGCCGACGTCGCTGTGCCATTTCGCGGACAGCACGACGGCGAGGAGCTGCATCGGCTGGTCGCCCAGCAGGCGGGAATGGCTCACGCCGACCCGGCCAGCAGCGCGGTGAGGTCGAGCCCAGCACCGTCGAGCGCTGCCGTCCGGCGGGCGACCCGCTCGGCCTCCCGCTGCTCCGGCGTGTAGCCCAGCTGGTCCAGGGCGCCGTCGACGGACAGGATGCCGGCCCCGACCAGCTTGCTGGCGGCGTCCGCGGCCTGCGCCACCGTCGGCGTCTCCGGGTCGCTCCACACCGGCTCGACGTCCTCGAGCTCAGGACGCGGCTTGCCGTCGGTGATCTCCGCTGCCAGCCGGATGACCTCGGCCCATGGCCCGGTGAACGCGCGCTGACGAGCCCGCGCTCGAGCGGCCAGGCCGGCCTCACCGGCTCGCAGCGCCTCCGCACTGGCCGGCTGATTCATGGCGATCCCCACCATCGACGGCGGGAGCTGGGACAGCGCGGCGACCTGGTGCACGAGGGCCGAGATCGCCTCGGTGTACGGCGTGAGGCTCATCGGGTCGAGCTGGCCCACCATCGCGTCAGTGCGGTTGCCCTCGAGCTGCCACACCCGGGCCGCACCCTCGACGAACGGGTTGACCGGGTCGCCGTTCTCGTCCTCGGTGATCTCCACGCCGAGGGTGTAGCGGCGGGGCCGGGCGCCGAACTCGGCGCTCACGAGCATGTCGGACGCGAGCTTGCAGATCGCATCGACCAACGGCTCAACGTCGGCCATCTCGGAGACGCCGGCCAGGCCGCCCACCGACGGGCGGTTGACCACGTCGATCACCGGCACGACGCCGAGCGGGTTGTCCAGCTTCTCCACCACGGTCCAGCCCTCGGCCGGCAGCTCGGCGCCGGCCGGCACGTTGCTCGCCGTCCGGAGCCGGCGGACGGCGTCCGGGCCGTACAGGACGCCCCACCCGTAGCCGGCGCCCTGCCAGCGCTTGAGCGCAGCCGACCGCTCGCCGGTGGCCGGGTCGTGGGCGACGACGGTCTGCGCCGGAGACTCCGGCCGGATGCTGACGCCGCGCGGGCCGGACCACACCGACACCGGGCACCGGCCGTACACCAGCGCCGCGCGGGTCACCTGGTCGCTGCCTTCGATCATCCCGGCGCGCTTCCACAGCCGCCACAGGTCGAGGTCGGCCGGGGTACCGCGGCCGGTGTTCCAGCCCTCCACGCGGAGCCGGTCGGCCAGCACGTCTACCGCCAGCCTGGTCAGGTTCACCGGCAGCTTGAAGATCCGGGACTTGAGCGCCTCGACGTCGGCCGGGGCGATGAAGGCGAGCGGTTGGGTGCCGGCGTAGTAGGCGCCGTGGCCGCGGAGCGGCAGCTGCGCGTCGTCGAGCGCGCGGGACAGCACGGCGACCGTGTCGTCGATGTTCACCAGCTCAGAACTCGTCTCTTGGGTTGGGTGCGGGTGGCGAGCCACACGGCGCGGTCATGGGCGATCACGGCCGCGACGCAGGCGTCGATCTTGTTCGGTGAGTTGCGGCGGTCCTTGACCACGACGTCGCCGAGCGAGGTCGACTTCGCCGCGGCGTTGTTGACGTGCCGGGCGAGCCGGGAATCGCCGTCGTGCGTCAGCCGTCGGTCGATCACCGCGGCATAGAACTTGTCGCAGGCCGGCGCCATCCTCGACACGACGTTGGTCGGCTGCTCGATCACCGCGTCGCCGTGGCGCTCCTGCCAGCCCTGCAACTCGGTCCGCCAGCCCCACGGGTCCGCCACCATCTCGCGCACCGTGAAGCGGTCGAAGACGGCGTCCACGGCGTCGATGACGGTCTGCCGCGGCACCCGCCAGCGGGCATCACCGGGGTTCTCCCACGCCTCGAGCAGGAACACGTGCGGCGTCGGCTCCACCGTCGCGGCCACCAGCGCCGTGCTGTCACCGCTCGCACTGCCATCGAAGCCGACCACGACCTCGGTGCCGTCCGGGACCACCCGCGCCGGGTCGGCGACGGCAGCCCACGCGCCGAACGGCAGCCAGGACTCCGACCCGGTGACCCACTGGCCGAGGCAGTACCGGCGGAACGCCGGCTCCCGCAGCGAGGTCAGCTTCGAGCGCAGCGCGTCGCGAGACGCGAAGTCGTCGAGGGCGGGGTTTGCCTGCTCCCATGCGCTCTCGTCGTCGAGCGCGCAGCCGGCCGGGGCGGCGTACTCGCGCAGGTAGTGCAGCGGCGAGGGGTTGGCGCGGCGCTCGGCGACCAGCCGGTACATCAAGGAGTCCTCGGACGCGGCCGGGGTGCTGATCGCCAGCGTCAGGCTCGAGGACCGCTTGCCGGCGTAGCCGGTGAGGGACTCCCAGACCGGCTCGGGAACGTGGGCGAGCTCGTCGACCAGGCACAGCGTCGGGTCGTAGCCCTCGACGGCGGCGGCCTCGCTCGGCAGCGCGAACATCGCCCCGTCGCAGCGCGGCACGACGAGCCGGTCGCGGTAGACCACCGTCCGCTCGGCCAGCTCCGCCGACAGCTCGGTCATCCGCCGGGCCAGGCCGAGGACGATGCCGGCCTGGCGCTCGTCGGAGGCAACCGCGAGCACCTGAGGGCCGGCCACGCCATCGGCGTGCAGCGCGTAGAGGCCCAGCGCCGCGGACAACGTGGTCTTGCCCTGGCCGCGCGGCAGCGACAGGAGTCCGGTCCACGGCCGCGGCTCACCGAACAGCGCGTCGACGATCTCGAGCTGCCAACGACGGAGCAGCAGCGGACCACCCGCGCCGTGGCCGCGCGGCACCACCAGGAAGCGGCGGGCGAACTCGGCGACCCTGGCGCCACCCGCGGGCGGCAGGCCCTCGAGCGGCAGCGGATCGGTCGAGGCGGCGGCCTTCGGCCCTCTCCTCACGCCCTGCTCCTGGCCGGTGACACAGAGTCGGTTTGGAAGATTGCCTGGGGCGGGGGTGTCAGCACTTCACCGCGAGGGTTGGCCCCCCTGGTCGCGCCGCGGCGGGAGTTGCACGGCCGACAGACGACCGCGACGTCGGCCAGGCTCCGCGCCGGCCAACGCTTGTGGTCGGCGGTCAGGTCCTCGGTGGTGCCGCAGTCCAGGCACCAGGGCTGAAGACGTCGAGCACGTCGGCTGAGCCGTGCCCACCGGCTGTCGTAGCCGCGCTCGGTAGGCGTGCCGCGGCGGTCGTCGAGCGCGGCCTGACGCTCGGCCTCGCAGCTCGGGCAGCGCGTGCCGTCGGCCGGCGTACCGCACTCGATGCAGGGACGGAGCACGGTCACTCGGGCTGCTCCATCCCGGACAGGCCAGCCATCGCGTCGAACACGTCGTCGGCGTCCTGTCCGAGCAGCGGGCCGAACCCACGGGCCGTCAGGGCGAGCAGCGACACGGCAGCCGAGATGACCATGTCCGGGTCCTCGATGCCGCGGGCCAGCGCGTCGAACGCCTCGAGGTCCGCGGCATGCCAGGCCCTCGCCATCGCGACCAGGAGACGGGTCGCGTCAAGCGCCTCGGCGGGGGTGTGAGTGGTCATCGGTTCCTCTCCATCCTTCGCAGCGTCGGGCAGGTGTCGTCGTGGGCGACGGTCAGGACAAAGACACCGGGCGCCTGCTCCACCAGCTCGCTGGTGCTGGAGCAGTCCGGGCAGCGGTAGCCGTCCGCGTAGGCGAGGGCCAGCGAGTCGGCGTCGGTGCTGCTACGGCGGCGAAGGCGCCGGCTGTTGCTCATGGCGTCACCGGCCGCGAGGCACTGTCACCCGTGTCACCGGTGTCACCCGGCCAGGTCAAAGGGGGTGTGGCCGGTGACAGGTGCTCAGGCGGGGTGTCACCCGCAGCGATCTTGGGTGACAGGGTGACGGGGGTGACAGGTGACAGCGGTAGGTACAGTCCCCGGCCGTCGGTGTCGAGCTGGCCGTCCCGGCTCATCCGGTAGCAGGTCTGCTTCGCGGTGGCGTGGTCGATGCCGAGCGACTCGGCCACCTGCTTCGGTGTCGCGCCGCCTGTCGCCCGGACGTAGGCCAGCACCCGTGTCCGGGTGTCGCCGAGGGTGTAGTCCTCGACCGGGCCGTCGAGCAGCTGCCAGGCACCGAGGTCGGCGGCGAAGGACAGCGCGTACGCGCTCTCTTCGATGTCTCGGCCGCTGACCTGGAGGGTGGCGTCCGCCTGGCCGCGTGAGCGCTTGAGGACCAAGGTGGCGTCGGCGGCACCGTTGAGACCCTGCGTGCCAGAGACCTCGTCCATGAAGTCCTCGGCCCCGGCCTTTCGGGTGTGGTGTAGCACCAGGATGGCGACGCCGAAGCGGTCGGCGACGGCCTTGAGCTGGGCGAGCGGGCCGTAGTCCGCCTCGTACGCGCTGACCTGTTGGGAGCTCCGGCCGCGGACGCGGGCGAACACGTCCACGATGACCAGACGAGTGCCCGGGTGAGTCTCCAGCCAGCCGCTGATCCGCTCCGAGCCGCCGCGGGCCAGGGGCTCGCACGTGGTCGAGATGGTGAGCCGCTCCGGTGCCGGGAAGCCGGCCAGCACCTTGCGCAGCCGGGACTGCAGCCGCCGCGGCGTGTCCTCGAGGGCCAGGTAGAGCACGTCGCCGGCCTCGACGTCGATCCGGCCGAACGCCTTGCCGCCCGTTGCGCAGGCGACCGCGAGGTTGAGCGCGGCCCAGCTCTTGCCCACCTTCGGCGCGCCGACGAGCAGCGTCAGCCCCTCCGCGACCAGGCCCGGAACGGCCCAGCGCGGTGGCGGGAAGACGGCGGCCATCAGCTCGAGAGCTGTCCAGCTGGTCCGCCGCGCGGTGAGCTTGGCCAGGTAGGCCGGGTCCCCCTGGTGATCGCCGTCTCGCGGTGCGTTGGCCGCGGCGATCCTCTCCGCCGCGCTCAGCATGCCCACCGACCAGCGGGCGCCAGCGGGTCGGTCGTCCAGCCGTCCTCGAGCGGCTCCAGCCGTCGGGAGAAGGCGATCCGGCGCCGCCAGGCCTGCTGCCAGGCGCGGAAGGCCGGGTCACGGAGGATCTCGTCGAGCGTCCGGTCTTGCCGGAGAAGACGTTCGTCGTCACGGAGAACTAGAACTTCGTGGTCGTCCACCGCGCGCCTTCGGCGACGCGCTGCCAGCGATGTCGACACGGCCGACAAGGCAGCGGAGAGATGCCGCACGGCGGCGAGGTCGCGGCCACGGGCCACGGAGAGCGTGGAGCGTCGCCGGCACGGCCGGCGGTTCGGATCAGTGTACGCCGGGGCGATCATGCGACGCCGCCGTCGCCGCTACGGGCGGCCCGCGCCCGCGAGGAGGCGAAGGCCAACTTCGCGAAGTAGGCGCGCTTGGCAGAGTCGGCCCGGCGCAGGCGCTCGTCCTCGGGCAGTACGCCGTCGGGGTCGACCTGGCGGGTGAAGCGGTCGGCGAACGCGGCCCGGGCGGCCGCGGTGCCGGCGACCGGGTCGTGCCGGGACCAGCGTTCGTACGCGGCCAGGCGGGAGCGCAGCGCGCGCTGCGCAGGTGTGAGGGCCATGCGGAGTCCCGGGGGGACTATGGGCAGCGCTCAGCTGCCTGCGCCGGCCCGGTCACCACGGCGCTATCCAGCCCGGGACCTCACCGCACCACCTGCGAGGCCGCCCGTGAGTGCCCGCACGGTCGGGGGTCTTCTCCGGGATCAGCCCGGCCGCCCCGGAATCCGCCGGGTCGGGGTGCAAGTACAGCGTAGCGGCCGGTGTGCTCCCCAGCGGTTCAGCGTGACGGCGTGTCGCTACACCCGGTCGCCGAGCGCCAGCCGGCGATGCGCTTCCCGGGCACGCTCGTCGGCCGCGGAGGCAGCGTACCGGCGGAGCATCTGCGGCGAGCGCCAGCCCATGATCCGCATAAGGTCGCTCTCGCTGCCGCCGGCGGACTGCCAGGCATGGGCGGCGGTGTGGCGGAAGCGATGCGCGTGCAGGTTGGCTATCCCGGCCTGCTGGCCGCGCCGCTCCAACATCTGAGCGACCCCACCAGCGGTCAGCGGGCCACGCCCCTTCTCGGCCAGCCACAGCTCAGGCCGGCCCGCGTGACGATCGGTGGCCCGGACGCGCAGCCACCGGCGCAGGGCCGTGGCGGTCTTGTCCCCGAACGGCAGCGCGCGGGCGCGGCGACCCTTGCCGAGGACGTGGGCGACGTCGCCATCGAAGTCGAGGTCGTCGACGTGCAGGGCGGCGATCTCCGCCCGCCGTCCGCCGGTGTCGACCAGCAGCCGCACGATGGCGGTGTCGCGGCGGGCTACGAACTCCCGCCCGTCACAGGCCGCCAGCAGCCGCTGCAGCTCGGCGTCGGAGAGCACCGGCACCGGCTGCTCGGGAACGATGGGCGCCTTGAGCCGCTCCATCGGCGACCGCTTGATCTCGTCCTCGTCGACCAGCCACGCGCAGAACTGCTGGAGCGCCCGGAAGGTCAGCGACACGGTGGCGGGCCGGCGGTCCCGGGCGAAGTCGCCCAGGAACTCCTCGAGATGGGAGCGGCGCAGCCCGGCGGCGGTGCTCGGCCCGCCGTGCGTCGCCAGGTGCGCGGCGAGCTGTTCGGCGGCCCGCAGGTAGATCTCCTGCGTCTTCGGCGACAGGTTGCGCTGCCGCATCGAGCGCGCCCAGTCCCTTCGCATGCCCGCCCAGTAGTCCTCCAT